CATTGATTTCCTCAAGGTGTTCACACCGTTCTTTTAATTCATCGTGAGCTTCTTTTAAATAAAACAAATGATTGTCTAAGGCTTTTAATACATTTTCCATATTTTTTTATTTTATTAGTTCATAATCTTCATTAATTAAATCTTCGTAATCTTCTTTTACATTATCTTTTAAGCGTTCTTTGCAAGTCTTAATTGTTTTCCATACGCTTTTAAAACTTATTCCAGTAACGCCTTCAATTTGCCTTGTACTCATTCCTGAAGTTCGGTATAAGTCAAATAATAGTTGATCGTACCAGTGCCACTGTTTAACCTCTTGGTTTATCTTTATTTCTAATCGTTTCTTTGCTTCAAGTATTTCAGGCAAGTATTCGTCTTTTATCTGGTAGGCTTCCGTTATGCTTACTTTTGTTATTCGTGTTTTGCTTTTTTTATAATCAAAAGTCATGTTTCTTAAAACAGTCCAGACAAAGTTCTTATTCAACTTGCCGTTTAAATAAAACCGTTCAACGTTATTTATTACCGCCATTTTTAAATACATCTCTTGAACTATATCTTCAGCGTAAAATTCCTCTCCAAAAGTGCCTACAATTTTAATCCAGTCTTTGTGGTGTTTACTTAGTTCTAATAAAAACTTTTCATTTACCAAAGTGAACTAAATAACTGAATAACTAAAAAACTTAATAAACCTATTGTAACACGAAACATTGATTCCAATATTAATTCGTCTTTATATACCCACCTTTCAAATTTATGCGCACTTTTCCAATATACCAAAACAAGAAAAACCCTATCTAAAATAAATAGGGTTATCAAAAACGGTAGTAGTAGAATGTATCTCACACTACAAAATTATACTTTTTTTTTAATTATCTGTCATCACGCATTAATTCTTGGTAGTGTAAAATTTCTTCAGCTTCATCTTCGTACTCAAAACCAAATTCAGTTGGATCTTCGTAAATTAATTCCTCTAATGTTTCACAAATTAGTTTTGAATTACGGTTGTTTAATATTCCGTGTTTTACGTAACTACCTTCGTGGTCATATAAATCATAACGGGTAATATAAACCTGTAAATCTTCTACTTCGTTTCCATCTCTTGTAAATTCTACTTCAAATTGAAACTCCATTGAGCCAAACCTACCTAAGTTAATATCGAAATATCCTTTACGGTTGTAAAAATCTACTTCTTCAATTTTCCAATTACGTGTTTTCATAGTGCTTTGTTTTAATTATTTCTTCAAAATTAATATAACTTTTTAAATAAACAACACTTTTAGAAAAAAAAATAACAATAATTAAAAAACCCCTCCCTTGCATTTATCTAAAATTCCCAGGTTTTGATTTGAAGGAGGGGCTGTTGCTTTGCCGAGCCTTAGTTACATTCCTTTTTCATTTAGGTATTTCGCTAAACGCTGGATCGTTTTACTTGTTAAAGACTTGCCGTTTAAAAACGTGTGAATATTTGACTGGTGCAATTTAGCATCCAAACAAAAAGCATTCAATGATAGTTCGTGTTTTTGTAGGTAGTCCCGTAACATTTTACGTGTTAACTCATCGCTATTTGCTATTATTTTACTTGCTTTCATTTAGAAATCATTTAAGAAGTCGGATATATCGTTGCTTTGCGGCTTCGCTTGTTGTTCTTCAGCTGGCTTTATTGACAAGCTTAAATAGTTTTTACCGTTGTTACTTTGTTTTTTCCAAGCGCTAATGTAAAATTCACGTCCTAAAATTGTTATTTTACCGTTCATATCCGGGTGCGTTTCTTTCGTCTTTTTGTCGTTTGTAAATAACGCTCCGCTGTTGTCTCTTTTTTCCATTTTACTTTTTATTTATTTTTACTTTTAACATTTTAATTACTAAAGAATCAGTATTTACAGTACCGCCCTCATCTGTTACCGTTAATAAGGCTTTTACTAATTGGTTTAATTCTTTTAGTTCTTTTTTTAATTCTTGTATTTCTTGGTTTACTTCGGGGTTCATATTAATTGAATTAAGTTGTTATAATATTCTATACATTCTTCTATTCGTGTTTTAATAGCTTCGATAACTTCATTGTCACGCTTCACTACGTGCGTTTTAACACGCTTTTCCTTAGGTATATGTCCGAATGTATGTTTATCTTCTACAAAAGCTCTTATATCGTCGCTTTCTCCTATTACATTTTGTTTCCAGTGTTCCCTTCTAACTTCATCGTCAACAATTTGTTTGGGCGTATCAATCAAACAATAACACAACAAAGCCTCTTTTTTGTCCGTTAGCCACATATAGCCCTGAAGCTGGTAATAATAATCTTTGTTATTTAGTTCGTTTTCTATTACCTTGTCAAAAAACGTAAACGCATCCCAAGAACTTTTAACATCAATCAATACGTCCGTGTTTACATCAGGCGCGCCAGATATATATTCGTTCGTTATTCGTTCTTCATTCTTGTAAATAAAGCCTACGTTTAGAACTTCGCCTACTAATTTAATGGCTTCGTCTTCTACTTCAATACCTTTGTCCGTGTATCTACTCCAGAACTCTTTGTGTATTCCGTATTTTTCTTCAATAGCTAATTCTAAAATATAGCTTTTAGTAGTTTGAGAAAGACGTTCCCCCTTTGTTCGGGGGTTCGTCATTATTTTGCCGATTTGTGAACAACGTACTTTCATATTTTCCCAAGCATTTCTATTTGTTCATCAGTTAAATCAAAGTTTAACGGTATATCAGCTAATTCATATTTACCACTTTTAACGGCTGCAATTGCTTTTTCAAGTCTATCATTGTCAATTTTAGGCTTTTTCTTTGTTTTAACTTGTTCACCTGAAGCATCCGTGTCTTTGTCGGTTACTAAACCTAACATCGAACTCAAACAATACCTACGAAAATACGTAACTCCCGAACCGAAACTTTGAAAATCATTCATTCCTTTTAATTGTACGTATGGAATTAAAGTATTTGAATCAATCATTTCGCCGCTTTCAACGTGAAATAAAACCGTTTTAAGATAGTTTAATCCGTCTTGTGAGTTAATTAACTGTGTGAATCCTAATCCGTGTTTTTGTAGTAATGGATTTACTTCGCTAAATATTTTAGGGAGATCACTATATGAGTAACCATATCCTTGTGTTTCTTTGTGAATTACTTTCACTTCTTGCTGGAACGCCGCCAGACTTTTTAATAAATGTTTCATAATAACTTTGTTTAATTTTTACAAATTTAATATTAATTTTTAATATAACAATAGCTTTTAAAAAAAACTACAAAAATTTCTTTAAACCTTGCACCGCATTCTCAATTGAATTTGCACGTTCCTGAAGGCTTGTTATTTGTTCGAGTATAGTTTGCTTACAATCACTTGTAAAATACCCGTGTGACGTCGCTATTAAGGGTATTAAGCTATTTGAACGAATGTAATTAACCATTTTGCGTAAACGTACGCCAGTCATTTTGATTTTGTATCCGTTGTTTTGTAGATACTTATTCATTCGTGTTACTATTAATTCGCTTTTTATCGGATTGTTTTTCTTGTACTGTCTAAATCCGTGAATTACTATATTTAGTATTTCCATTTCTTCAGCTGTTAATTCGCTGGTGTGTTCTTCAAATCCCGTAATCATTTGTAAATGTTTTTAATGTTATTCTTTTCAGCATATCGAATTACAAAGTCTTGCGCATCTTCCAACCTTTGACTTGAATAAAGGTACTGCCTATTTCTACGAACGTAAAAATAATTGTAAATGTAACCGTACTTGTTTTTTACCTTAGTTGGGTAAATCCATTTTAATTTAATTTCCATACTTATTTGTTTTATGTTTGTCAAAAGTAATATAAATTATTAATATAGTTCTAATTCCTTACATTTTTTTTTATAAGTTGCTATAATTTCTTTTAGTTCTTCAATTGTAAACTTTCGTGTTTTTGTAGCTTCAGCGCTTAAATTCTCAAATTCTTCTATTCCTATTTTCTTTAATAGGTTTTCCCGGTAGTAAATTAAGTTACCTGAAAGAAAAGTATTACAGTGTTCACATTGTAAATGCACGTTGCGTTCGTTAAAACGTACCGACCAATGATTGTTTGCATTGTAGAAGTGTCCAGCGTTTTCTTTTAAGGGTTTCTTTTGACACGAAATACACAGGGACGATTTGTCCCGAAGGCGAATATACTTATTGAATACTTGTTGTGCTAATTTTATATAGTCCTGAACGGTCATTAAATCGGCTTTTAACTTCGCTTTTTTCTTTTGCCAGTTCTTTTGTTTTACATCGTTTATCCATTCAGTTACACAATTAGGGTCGAAGCAATTTTTTTGCAAAAACACGGACGGTTCAAAGGGTTGTTTACAGTACTTACATTTTCGTGGCTTCATATTTCACCGCTTATTAACATTTCTAAATGCTTATTCAAACTCTTATTTTCTTGTTTTAGCTTTATGTTTTCAAGTTCTAATTCGTGGTTTCGTCTATTCGTAGCCATCAGCATTTTATCTACGTGGTTTAAATATTGCACCGCTTCGCCTACTTCGGTTAAACTCTTTTCCATTGAAGAAATTAAGTCGGTACGGTGTTCGTGTTTTTCTTTGATATTATCTAAACTATATTTTATTTTCCAGTAAACTACGTTTAAACCCGCTTTACGTTTTATAAATTCTAAACTCATATTTTTATTTTTTATAAGGTTCTAAAAATGTAGGGTAATA